AGAATAGAGCGCAGACGCTGGCTTAAAATGAAGCGTCTGCGCTTTTATTTAGTGGGCGGCCTTCTCCGCAAAGGTAGTCGTAACTAGTTCTTCATAAGGAACACGCTCTTTCAGCTCACCGGAGTTTTCCAGAATATCCTGCAGCAGATTGAAGCTTTCTTCGTTGAAGATCAGATCCGATTTCCAGGTGTCTTGTTCGTAGTAACGGCTGACAATGGTTGTAATTGTAGCGAGATCGGTTTCCTTGAACTGTGGTGCAATGACTTTTGCAATCTCTTCCGGAGTATGGGACTGAACGAAATCCATTCCTTTTTGCAGGGCATTGGTGAATTTCTGGATGATGTTCGGATTAGCATTCAGATAACTTGTTTTGGCACTATAGGCGGTGTATGGGACATAGCCGGAATCAACGCCGAGAGAAGCAACGACATAACCGGAATTTTCCGCTTCAAGGGCAGTAGCGCTCGGTTCAAATTCGATGGTATAGTCTGCCTGCCCACCGGAAAATGCAGCAGCGGTTGAACCGAAATCAATACTCTGGTTGATAGAAAGATCCTTCTGTGGATTAATTCCGTTTTTTTTCAAAATGTATTCAAAGACCATTTCCGGCATGCCACCTTTTCTTCCGCCAAGAACGTCTTTTCCTTTCAGATCATCCCATGAAAAATCCGGCATTTCTTCACGTGCGACCAGAAAGTTTCCGGCGCGCTGCGTAAGCTGCGCGAAGTTTTTGATGACATCATTTGCACCCTCCTGGTAAGTATAAATCGAAGATTCACTTCCCATAAAGCCAATATCTGCCTCACCGGAGAGGACGGCGGTCATAACTTTATCCGCCCCAAACGGAGTCAACCAGTTAGTACAAGACGCTATAAGAAATCAACAGAGTCGACAGTATGATCAGTGTTCAGGTGAATCTCCCGGATAATAGAATGCCAGAAGGCCCTGCGGTTTTCTTGGGTTAAATTGTAGTACATTGTTCTAAAGTCTGTATTCAGCAGCTCTTCCAGATAAGCATAATCAGGTTCTAATTCCGGAGCCGCATTTAACAATTCATTCAGTTCGTTTTCAATCCGATCATATTCTTTGCTGTAATAATCCCATTCGATTCTTCCTTTCTGGAAGAGAAGATTTAATCGTTCCAATTCTTTCTGGAGCTTTTCCGGAGTCTGAATTTTCTTCTTTTTTTCTTGTTCCTTTTCAATTTTTTTACATTTTATTTTAAATTTATTGTATTCGTATTCCAGATGCTCAATCAGGTATTGTTCTATGAGATTTTGACTTACCATGTGCTTGTATGTACATTTGTGATCAATAAAAGCTTTATTGCATCGGTAATAGCAGTATACTTTTTTGGCACCGGTTTTCCTGTTGATAATGGACGAACCGCCTCTTGCGCTAAGCCTGCGTCCACAGATCGGACAATTTATCATGCCACTGAAAAGATAAATCCGGCCAGAAGGAGCACGCTTAACATTTGCGTTCTGTATTTCCTGCAGATTGTTCCATTCAGATTCTGTCAGGTAAGCAGGGCAGTATGGAATCCCGCGATAGGTTCCTTTGTAAAATTCACTCGATAGCAGTGTTCGCATATTCGCCCATGTAAAATCCGGATCATAATTTTCCTGAATATAGCGCATGGAAAGCCCTTTTGCATGGTGCTTAAAGAAAAAACGATAAAAGGCATTTACAGTGTCTTCTCGATCAGGATCTTTTACCATGCGTTTTACGCCGTCAATGATTCCGGATTTATAACCATATCCCATATTCACATCGCCGAAGATCAGCTTTCCCTGACGGATAGATGCTTCATTTACGAATTTGATACGTTCGCTGGTGGTATCGACCTCATTCTGACCGATAGATAGAACTACATTCAGCTGCAGTCGACCGTCTCTGGTTTCCATATTGATTCCGGGTTCACTGGTGCTGATCCAATGGACGTTATTATCATCCAAGACTTCCTGCACCTTGTAAAAATCAGACAGGTTACGGAACCATCTGTCAATCCGCCAGAAGATGATCACATCAATTTTTCCGGCTTTTACATCTTCGAGGAGTGAATGGATAGCTTTTCTCTTTTTTAATTCTTTACGGGCAGTTTTACCCTCGTCAGCATAAACTCCAGCAACGGTCATATTATGTTCTTTGGCGTAATTGGTCAGGTACTGCTTTTGCGCTTCCAGGGATTTACCGTGCATCATCTGTTCAGCGGTAGACACACGGATGTAAATGGCACAGCGTTCAATTTTACTCGGCATATTATATCACCTTTCTCTTCAATATACGTAAAAATGAGTATAAAAATAACAGCCCGAGAACTTTTGTTCTCTTGCGTGGCTGCTCCGGAGATGATACAATATTATTGCATTTGGGTATCTCTTCGGAGAACTTAATGAGAAACATATTGGTGTATGTTTCATCGCTCGACCGTTCCTGTTGGCGCAGGAGCGGTTTTTTATTTATTTCAGCAGATCGGCAATACGGATCTTTAAATCATTGTAGATTCCCACGCTGATTTCTTCGTCAAAAGAATATTGCGTAGAATCTTCTGGCTCACCAAAACAGTAGACTTGGACGATCCGTGTCATTGGATTGACAATCCAGTATTCGCGGACACCGGCTGTACGGTACTTAAATAATTTTGTAAGGTAATCCATGCGCTGGCTGCTTGGCGATACAATTTCAATGATGAAATCAGGAGCGCCGTTGCATCCTCTGTCGTTCATTTTGTTTGGATCACATATTATGGAGATATCCGGCTCAACATAATTATAATTATCCTGATTAAGAAAAACAGCAAATGGAGCAGGATAAACCTCACAGGAACCACTATTTGATTTAATGTAGTTTCTGATGGTTGCAGATAATTCCATTACAAGTTTCTGATGCAATGGACTTGGTGGAGCCATATTGTAGATCTGACCATCAATCAGCTCGGCGCGTTGTCCATCTGGGAGAAGATAGATATCTTCAACTGTGTAGGTGTTTGGTTTTGGTAATGGCATGTGATCACGTCCTTTCTGAAAAAAGAAATATAAAAATATTATTGCCTATTGAAACAAGGATGTTTTTTGCTATACAAAGTAAATTGCGCATGCATTGAAACAGCAAAAAAATATTGGTATAATGAAAATGGCTTAAACATAACGTCTTATAGCCGATACGATGGAGGCAGTGTTCCAACGCAAAATTTCAGTTGCGTTCTGCTGAACATAGAGAGGAATCCGTTCTTGACCGTAAGGAACAATTCCTAAAATAGGCATTCCCATTCTTTTGGATTCGTCTATTTCATATTTCATCCAATCACTATAAGCAGCATACATTCCAGATATAACTAAAGTAATTTGGGCTGGACGAATCTTATCGGTTATTTTATTTGCAATATCTGTAGATGTGTAAGGTGTACCAGAAGGAAAAAGAGGTTTTTCTTTAGGTGCAGAATAATTATGGTATGAAAAATATGATGCATTATCGAGAAGATTTACTAAACGAATGTAGTCTGGTCCATATTTCCATGCGTGGCTAATAAATAAACGATAGTTATATAAGTTTGGCATAATTAACTCCTTTCTGAAACGAGGTGAATAGTTTGAAATTTAGAAAAAAACCAATAGTAATTGAAGCATATCAAACTGACGAAGAGATGATCATTCAAACACTTGAAGGCCCTTTGAGAGCCGCTCCAGGCGATTGGATTATCACTGGCATTAGAGGAGAACAGTATCCTTGTA